GCAGCCCCGACGGCCTTTTGCGCGAGAGCGGCTTCGACCGCTTCCCGGCGCTGGCGCCGCGATGGTCGACGGCAAGCAACGAGGTCTATGGCTGGGGTCCGGCCATGGAAGCGATCGGCGACATCAAGCAGCTCCAACATGAGCAGCTCCGCAAGGGCCAGGCCATCGACTACCAGACCGACCCGCCGCTGCAAGTGCCGACGAGCCTTAAGGGCCGCGCCATGGACCGCCTGCCCGGCGGCATCACCTACATTGACGATGTCGGCGGCAACCAGTCGCGCGGCATCCGGTCCATGTTCGAGGTCAAGCTGGAGCTGAACGCGCTGCTGGCCGATATCCAGGACGTGCGGGAGCGCATCAACAGCGCCATGTTCGTTGATCTCTTCATGATGATCAGCAACGACGAGCGCAGCGATATCACCGCCCGCGAGATCGCCGAACGCCACGAAGAGAAGCTGTTGATGCTCGGGCCGGTCCTCGAGCGCCTGCACGACGAATTGCTGTCGCCGATGATCGATATCACCTTCGACCAGATCGTTGCCGCCGGCGCCCTGCCCCCGCCGCCCAAGGAATTGCAAGGCCACGATCTCAATATCGAATTCGTCTCGACGTTAGCCCAGGCGCAGCGCGCCGTCGGCATCACCTCGGTCGACCGCCTCATCGGCATGGTTGGGTCGGTCGCCCAGATGAAGCCCGAGGTGCTCGACAAGATCGACGCGGATCAGATGGTCGATCGCTATGCCGACATGCTGGGCGTCGATCCGAGCATCATCGTTGCCGACGAGAAGGTGGCAATTGTCCGACAGCAAAGAGCGAAACAACAAGCGCAGATGCAAGCTGCCGCGATGGTCCCGACCGCTGCGGGCGCGGCAAAGGATATGTCGCAAACGAATACCGACGGCAAAAACGCGCTCACGGACGTGATGAGCATGTTCTCTGGCTACAACAACGCGTCGGGAGGCGCAGGACAATGAAACTCGTGAACCTGGCGCTTGACCCCAGCGACTATGACGACGCCGACATGACTTCGTCGTCCCTCCTTGGTGGAGAGAAGAAGCCCAAAGGCCCGGTCTATCCCTCCGGCCTTGGCTTCTCCCTCAATGATGATTGCCTTGAAAAGCTTGGCATCGCGACGCCCAAACCCGGCGACACGGTGATGCTAATGGTCAAGGCCACGGTCAAGAGCGTGTCGACGTACGCCGATGACGATGGTGAGAAAGACGGTGAGACGACGGACACCAACGTCTATTTGCAAATCACCGATGCCGGCGTGCCAGACGCCCAGGCCAAGAGCACAGCTGACGTGCTCTACAAGAAATAATCACCTGTTCGGTTATCTCGACAAACTGGTCTTAGCATGCAGCCAACTGATGATCTAACTCCGCTGGACCACCAAAGCCGAGAGGCCGAGAGGTCAAGAGCCCGCGATGCCGATGAGCACCAACGGCGGATAGAGCTGGAAGATCTGAGGTGGCTGATGAGCGATAAACGCGGCCGGCGCTTCATGCACCGACTGCTCGAAGCGGCCGGCATCTGGCGGTCCTCGTTCACCGGCGACAACGCCACCTTCTTTCGGGAAGGCGAGCGGAATGTCGGGCTTCGTTTCCTGGCGGATGTCAACGAAGCGGCGCCCGAGCGTTACGCAACGATGCTGAAGGAACATCGCGAATGACGACCGAGACACCGGCTACGGGCACCACGGGCGACCAAGGCACAACCACGGCGCCAGCGGCAACCGAAGCCACGTCGACGCAAACCGCCCCAGCTACCACCGCGCTGACCGAGGGCAACCTCGAGCAGAAGCCAGCGGAACAGGCAGCCGACACCACCGGCGAGAAGCCGGCGGAGGAAGGTAAAAAGCCGGAAGCGCAGGGCGCACCCGAGGCCTACGACATCAAGGTGCCGGAAGGCATCACGTTGGACGAGGCGTCACTCGGCGAGTTTACGTCGGTCTTCAAAGAGCTGAACCTAACGCAGGAACAGGCGCAACGCCTTGCCGATGTGCAAGCTGCTTTCATCCAGAAGCAGAACGAAGCTACCGCCGCGCAGTTTGCGCAGTGGCAGGAGGCCAGCAAAACCGACAAGGAATTCGGCGGCGACAAGCTGCAAGAAAACCTCGCTGTCGGTAAGAAGGCGCTCGACACGTTCTTCTCCCCCGATGTCAAGCAGATGCTCGTGATCACCGGGTTGGGCAACCACCCTGAAGTGATCCGCGGCTTCATCAAGATCGGCAAGCAACTCAGTGACGACAGTGTCATCCGAGGTTCAGGCACCAGCCCGCAGGCTGCGCGCAAGGATACGGCTGACGTGCTCTATGGCAACACCAAGACCTGAGAGGTTTCAAATGTCTCGTATCCGCAACTGGCTCCTGGCGAATTACGTTCACCTCGCACTTTTTTTGGCCATCGGTTTAGCATTTGCTTTACTCGGTGATCATCACTCTTTAGCAGCGGCGCCCCTTCTCATGGGCGTGACGCTACCGCGCGCCGGCGCGGTCACGCTCCTGGACTTCGCCAAGTCGATCGATCCGAACGGTTCCACCGCTCGCGTGATCGAGCTGCTCAACCAGACCAACAGCATTCTCGACGACATGCTGTGGGTTGAAGGCAACCTGCCGACCGGCCACCGCACCACGGTGCGCACCGGCCTGCCGACGGCTGTCTGGCGGCAGCTCTATCAAGGCGTCCCGGCCAGCAAGTCGATCCGTGCCCAGGTCGATGACGCCTGCGGCATGCTCGAGACGCGGTCGGAAGTCGACAAGGACTTGGCACTGCTCAACGGCAACACCACGCAGTTCCGCCTGAGCGAGGGCTTGGCCTTCGTCGAAGGCATGAACCAGGCGATGGCGCAGACGCTGTTCTACGGCAGTACCTCGGTGAACCCGGAACGCTTCACGGGTCTGGCACCGCGCTACTCCGACAGCACCGCGCTCAACGGTCAGAACATCATCAAGATGGGCGGCTCCGCGAATGCGAACACGTCGATCTGGTTGGTGGTCTGGGACCAGAACACCTGCCACGGCATCTACCCGAATGGCTCCGAGGCCGGCTTGATCCACCAGGATCTTGGCGAAATCGACGCCTTCGACACCTCGACCCCGCCGGCGCGTTATCGCGCGTTTGCGGATCGCTGGCAGTGGAAGTGTGGCATTTCGCTCCGCGATTGGCGCTATGTCGTTCGTGTCGCCAACATCGACGCAGCGGCGTTGGTCGCGGATACCGCTGGTGCCTCGGTCAAGATTATCGAAGCGATGATCAAGGCGATCAACCGTCTGCCGAACCAAAGCATGGGCAAGGGTGTGTTCTACGTGAACCGCACCGTGCGCCAGATGCTGATGATCCAGGCGATGAACAAGAGCACCAACGCTCTGTCGCTGTCGGAAGGCGCTAAGCAGTTCGAGGTCAACTTCCTCGGTGTACCGATCCGCCTGGTCGACGCCATCCTCAATACCGAGGCCAACGTGCCTTAAGCAGCGCTTGCGCTGCTTAGTCACATTGCCCTCTGGCAGAAGGAATAAAACTCATGATTATGGACAGTCAAGAAGTCTTCTCGTCCTCGCAGTCACTCGCCGTCGGCACCGGTGACACTGCGTCGACCAACATCCTCGACACCCTGGGTGCGCAGGATGACGGCATCGGCGAAGAAATCAATTTTTGCACACTCATCAACACCGCGATGACTTCTGGCGGCGCGGCCACCATTCAGTTCGTGTTGTCGACATCTTCGGATGCGGCGACCTGGACAGATCTGGTCGCGTCTCCAGTTTACGCCTTCAACGCAGCGCAGGTCGCAGCCGGCAAGATGCCGTTTGTCGTCAGGGTACCGACACAGGTCAAACGCTACTTGCGTGCGACCTTCCGCGTTGCGGGCGCTGCCATCACCGGCGGTGCGGCTTCGGCCTTCCTCGTGAAGGACCCGCAGCTCGCGCCGATCCAGAGCGGCGCTGGCTTCACCGTTTCGTAACCTGCTGGTTGACGGGTGGCGCTTCGGCGCCGCCCGCCTCCGCTTAACTGAGGATCACCAATATGCGCGTAGTGGCAAAAGAGCTTGGCTTCTGGGACACCCTGCGGGAACCGGGGCAGGAATTCGATGTCGACGACAATGCGACGCTCCCTGATTGGGTCGAGAAAGTCGGCGGCAAAAAGAAGAAAGCCGCACCGGCTGGCGACGACACCAGCGACATCGCCTAACGGCCCTGCGGCTTCTCTCCTCCCTGTGGACTGGTCGGGCCGCCTTGCGCGGCCCGCTTTCTAGGATCTGCCCATGGCCACCGAAGTCGACATCTGCAATCTCGCCTTGTCGCATCTTGGTGACACCGCGACGGTGAACTCGATCAACCCGCCCGACGGGTCGGTGCAAGCCATGCACTGCGCCCGGTTCTACCCGGCGGCGCGAGACGAGCTGCTCGAGATTTTCGAATGGGACTTTGCCAAGGTCCGCGAGACTGGGCTGGCGCAGCTGAATAGCGCCGCTTCGGCCTGGGCTTACGCCTATGCGCTCCCTGCTGACACGATCAAGGTTCGCTTTGCTTTGCCCGAAGGGGCCACCGACGATACGCTTGACGGCATCGTCTTCATGCGGGAAGGCGACACCATCTATTCGCACGAACCGATCAGCGAACTGATCACCACCAAGCGCATCACCAACACGACCAAATTCTCGCCACTGTTCAACAAGGCCCTTGCGATCCGGCTGGCGATGGATCTGGTCGGCCCCTTGCGCAAGGCGGCCGATCCCACCATCCGGCAGACGCTCAACAGCCTGTTCAACCGGGCGCTTGGCGACGCCACCACCAGCAACGGGAATGTCGGCAACGACAGCCCCGAGCGCCGTCAACCGTCTCATCTCGCGGCCCGCTGATGCCGATCGTCCACACCCTTCAACGATCCTTCGCTGGTGGCGAGATCGCCCCCGAGATGCTCGGGCGGCTGGATCTCGACAAGTATGTCACCGGCGCGGCGGTCAGCCGTAATTTCGTCTCCCTGCCGCACGGCCCGGCCCAGAGCCGCGGCGGGTTGCTTTACGTGAACGAGGCCCGCGACAGCACCCGCAAAGTGCGCAACATCTCGTTCAGCTACAACAATCAGCAAACCTATGTCATTGAGCTCGGGCACAATTACATTCGGTTCCACACCAACGGCGCGACGCTCCTGGAGGCAGCCAAGGCGATAGCCACCATCACGCAGGCATCGCCGGGTGTTTTCGGCATCACCGCGCACGGCTTTGCGAATGGCGACATTGTCTTCGTCGCCAATGCGCTTGGCATGACCTCGATCAATGGCCGCTTCTACCGAGTGGCGGGCGTCACCGCCAACACGTTCACCCTGCAGGGCCTGGACGGCAGCAACATCAATACGACCGGGCTACCGGCCTATACCGGCAGCGGCACGGTGGCGCGCGTCTACACGCTGACGACCGACTATGCCGAAGGCGATCTGTTCACCATCAAATACACCCAATCGTCGGACGTCCTCACACTGGTGCATCCGAGCTATCCGGCACGCGAGTTGAAGCGCCTGGGGGCGGCAAACTGGACGCTGACAGCCATCACCTTTGCGCCGTCGATCGCCGCGCCGACCACTCCGACTGCGACTCCTACAGGCAGCGGTACCACCAGCTATTCCTACGTCGTCACGGCCTCGACGCCAGGCGGTACCGAGGAAAGCTACGCCAGCTCGGTTGCGACCTGCACCAACACGCTATCGACCAACGGCAATAAGAACACGGTTGCCTGGACCGCCGTCGCGGGGGCGCAGCGCTATTCGATCTATAAGCTGCGCAACGGCCTCTATGGCTACATCGGCCAAACCGCCAATACCAGCTTCGATGATGACAACATCGCGGCTGACGTGCTCCGCACGCCTCCCGATCCGTCAACGGCAAACCCCTTCCCCGGGGCTGGCGATTACCCGAGCGCCGTCGGCTATTTCGAACAGCGGCGGATTTTCGGCGGCACCAACAACCGACCGCAAAACGGCTGGGTATCGCGGCCGGGTACCGAGTCCAATATGACATCCTCGCTGCCGACACAGGATGATGATGCCATCACCTTCCGCATCGTGTCGGGCCAGCAGGACCGTATTCAACACATCGTCGCCCTGGCCGATCTCATGTATCTGACGGCAGGCGCCGAGTGGCGTCTACAGACCCGCAATGGCGATGCCTTGACGCCGAGCAGCTTCGCGGTCCGCCCGCAATCTTATGTCGGTTGCTCCTCGGTGCGCCCGGTCGTGACCAGCAAGTCGTGCCTGTTCGTTCAAGGGCGCGGCTCGCATGTCCGCGAGCTCTCCTATGCCTGGGAAACCAACGCCTATGCGGCCGAGGATATCTCGATCATGGCGCCGCATCTATTCCGAGGGCATACGATCGTCGATATGGCCTATTCGCTGGCGCCACTCCAGGTGGCCTGGCTCGTGCGCGATGATGGCGTGCTGCTCGGCCTTACCTACGTCCCCGAACACAAGGTAATCGCCTGGCACCACCACGACACCACGAACGGCTTCTTTGAGAGCGTGGCCGTCGTCAGCGAGAACAACGAGGACGTTCTCTATTGCGTGGTGCGGCGGACCATCAACGGTCGCACGGTGCGCACGATTGAGCGTATGGCAAGCCGCGAGATCACGACGGTTGCCGATGCTTTTTGCGTTGACTGCGGCGCCATCTATAACGGCACTCCGGCGGCCACTATCAGCAACCTCTGGCATCTTGAAGGCCAAACCGTTTCGATCCTGGCCGATGGCGCGGTGCAACCTCAGAAGGTTGTGACCAATGGTACCGTCACGCTCCAGCAGCCAGCCAGCCGGGTTTATGTCGGTCTGCCGATGACCTGTGACCTGCAGATCCTCCCCCTGGTTATTGAGGGCGCGCAGGCGCTTGGCCAGGGCCAGCAGAAGAACGTCAACCGGGCCTACATCCGGGTTGATCGCTCCAGCGGCATCGCCGCCGGTCCGAACCTCAGCAACTTGACGCTCTATAAGCAGCGCACGACAGAGCCTTATGGCTCTCCGCCAGCGCTCAAGACAGGGGTGTGCGAGATCCTGCTAAACCCAAGCTGGAACGATGACGGGCAGATCTGGATCCGCCAGTCCGATCCGCTCCCGGTGACGATCGTCTCGGTGACGTTGGAGGTGGAAATTGCCACAACTAACTGAGCGTGTTTGCCAGAAATACCATGTCGTGCCGGCGAAGCTTTGGCACGCCCGGGCTATGGCACCAATCATGCGGCCAAACGACATTGAAGAAGTATGGGCGGCCGGCGCCTGCGACCCGCTAACCGGTTTGAAACTGTCCATAGCGTCTTCGCTCTACGCCTGGAGCTGGTTCGTCGATG